CACTTGCACAGCTTCTCAAACAACGTCTCGGCTGGATAATAAAACCCATAAACGGAATGCTCGAACTCGAGCATCTCGACACCAACACACTGCTCGAACCTGCTAGCGTCTCCCATTATACATACTGGATCTACAAAGTGGTCCCAGTACTCCTTGAGCAGAACGCCGCGCTGTTCTTGATTCTTCCCTTTCATTACTACATCGTATCCAAACATCAAGCTTAGATCCTTGTACACACGCTTTTCTAGGGGTCGTATATACCTCCCCATCTCAACTAGGTATTTGTCGGATCTCGGGTTGATCCCACGCGGAGCGGGGTTGGTCTTAGATTCAAAATCGTACGCCTCGTATTTCATAAAGAACCGAAGGTCCGCGTCTTTACGACGCAACCCTTCGATCCCCAGATCTATATTCGCCCTAGTATACCTGGCTAACTTGCGACCTTTGAACAAGCGAAGAAAATCTTCACGAGCAAGTGGGTGACAAACATTAGCCAGCTTCTTGAGGTTTTCCCTGAAGCTTGTTAATCTCGATTCTACCATTCCCGGGCAAGGACGGGGCGGATGTTCCCAGTTTCCATCCTTGGAAACATACAACAGCCGCTCTTTAATTGCCCTTTCCATACCTAGTATAGTGTTGTTGTAGGCTAAGAATTTGATACCTGGTGAGATTCCAGATATCGCAAAAGTCTTCCTAACCTTAGAAGTACCCGATGTAAAATGCACCTTCAAGTCGGGGTGGTCGGGGGCCTCGCTAGGTAGCGAGTCCACCCCAGGTGCATACACAGGGCCTCCTCAACTGCGCCGAGGCGCAGTTGCGGTAACCACTCTGCCGAGTGGGTACCTCCAGGAGGGAGTCTCGAAAGTCCACCAACGAATGGACACTGACTCCTTTGCGCGAACCACGATTCCGGTGGCTCGTACCTTGGCTGCCTGGATCTCATACTCATCTGGGATGAATATGAGCTCCAAGGCTTTGGGCAACACACGCTGGGCGACACTCAGTCGTAACCCTCGTGACCTATACGATTCAAGCTGCCTACACACGAATGTGCGGGCAACCAATCTGTTGCTCTCTGACTCCTCTAAAAGGTTCAGCGCCAACTTGCACTCTACGGCTATGCGCGCAGCTAGTTTTGCCACATTCGGAG